ATGTAACCAACCGTGTCAACTTCTGCGGTTTGTATCCACAAATCGGATTTGATGCGTTTTTCGGGTCTAACAAAGATTTTGTCGCGCAATGGTTTAATCATTTGCGAGGTCTCCCACGTTTAGGGGATGGCACAACTGGTTCTGTCATGCCCATACTAGAAAAAACGCCCAAGGGTTTAATCTCGGGCAAAATGGCTTTCTCTGCAAATTCTCCGCACCATTCATTCTGACTACGGGTCTGATAAGTGGGATAGCGTCTGCAACTTCCCAAATCGTGTCCCAAATAATATTTACAAGCCTTACAATTACTTTCAGCCATATCACAACTCCCATTGTGGTTAAGGTTAGAGATGCCCCCTTGTTGTCCCTTGGGGGCGTCTCGTTTTACTTATATTCTGAACGTTTGTGATCGTAACAGCTCTTTTCTGAACTGCCACCTTTCATTTCACCCATGCGACCATCGTGCTTGCCCATGTGAGCAGAACGTGAACCCATACCGTCCATCATGCCCATGCCAACGCCACCAGCAATAGGCATTTTACGCTCGCCAGTTGTGTCGCTAGACAATGCACCCTTTGGAATCTTCTCGCCTGACATACCAGGACGCATAACTTCTTTGTCTACCATTGATGCGCCTATTTTTTTCTCACCTGTGCGGTCAGATGCTGTTACGCCTTTTGGCATTTTCTCCATGTTTGAATAACCCATAATTAATCCTTTTGTTTCTTTGCAAAAAACACTACCGTGTGGTAGTGATTTAACTATATCATATTTTTACACAACGCAACACTCTTTGATTGCGGCCTGATCTGCCTTTACGCACCTCCCCAGTTTCTTCTATGAACCCTTTTTTCCTCAAAGGTTTCAGTCTGGGTGAAATGCTACCCTCCCGTAAAGTTGGCAATTCACGCAAAATGTCGTCAAAGATACAACCGTCAGGAAACAGCCTAATCACCTCTAGGACGATTGTTTCAGTCTCCGTAGGGTCTAGGCTGAGTGCGGCCTGTTTCGATGTCTCTGGGTCGCTCCTGCGTGCTTTAGCTTGGTCGAAGTTGAATCCTAATTGCATGGTTGCTCCTTAAAAAGGTATGTCATCTTCCATGTTGTCAAAATCACCCCTCAAAACCCTTTTGTGGGCTTGTGGGTTTGGAACACCGCCATCGTCCTGTGGCATGGGGTCATTCAAGTATGCCCAACCGTCCCAACCGCCTTCTTTTAAAGGGATGTTGTCTATTTTCAACATTGCGCCTTTGGATGTGTCAATGATTGAACCAATACGTGAATAACGGTTTTTTTGCTCACCGTTTTTATTCTTGTAAGACCCTGTAATGACCTTGATTTCTTTTAATACCTTGCTCATTTTTTACCTCCGAATGTTTCTTTCATCCAACCTTTAAAATTCTCTGTCTCATCAGTTTTTGGCAAGTTTGAGTCAATTTCACACATAAAAACCTCAAATTTGGCTTTAAACAGGCTTAATTTGGCGTTCAAAATTGTTTTTTGACTTAATGCTACTTCAGCGCATTCATCAGGATCAATCCCGCATTCGAGCATTTCTGCCAAGTCAACAGCTTGGTTGATAACAATGATTTCATCTATCGTCATTAAAATCCCGTATGGATATATTTTGCTCATATGATGTTCCTTAGTATTTCAATTTTTTGATCGATTTCAGCCAAAAAGGTTTTTACCTCTGTTTCAAGCATTTCAATATATTTTTCATCCCTATTGACCCGTGACACGAATATTTGCAGATTGTTCGGCATTCTTGGGTCAAAGCTCACATAGTCGCACCACTTCCTACCAGTACACGCCATTTGCCATTGCATCTGCGGAATATACTTTGATGGTACTTTTTTATTTAGGAATGTCTGCATTTGAGTTTTGCTCTCTGGGCACTTGATCTCCACCAGGCCGTCCTCACCCACTAGACCGTCTGGGCTTGCGCCCGACATTTCTATTTCTGGGTGCGTTACAAACCCTGTTTCATCTACAAAAACCCCTTTGTGTACCTCATAAGCCTGTCTAGCCTGTGGTTCAGTAGCTGTGCCCCATTCCATTGCCGCGTTGGTGTAAAACTCAGCCTGCTGTCCAGTTAACCTTTCTAGGGTCAATTGTGTGCTGTAGCTCTCCCTAGATGCGCTTACGCCTGTTTTGGTCTTTGCGATGACGTTAGATATAGCTGATGCTGTTACCTTGCCTAAACGTTGTTTAAACCATTCCTCTGTGCGTTGTTCAATCATCTTCATCTCCTGTTATTGATTCGTAATATCCGCAAATTGCACAATGCAAATGTCTGCGGGTCTCTGTAATTTCCAATTCACCCAGCGGGCATATTGGGCACGGAATTTCGTTCATTCATCAATCCTTTCAATTCATTTTTGACTTTTACAACATCGTCCTGATGCTTTTTCTCGTTGTGGCAGGCCTGATAAGCAATCCTGTAACTTGCAATCAACTGATCCTCTGTCTCAGCCTCACGCATTTTGTCGATCAATAAACTTAGTTTGCCCGCATCCACATGGGTTTTTGTTGGCAATTCTTTTGGCTCAGCTCTTACAGTTGCGTTGCCATCATCGTCCTCTGGGGCTTGACCCGTGGCAGTCATTAGTGATGCCCTGCGGATATACGTTAAACACGACATAAAACCTTGAGGATCAAGCTTATTGGCGGGGAAAAACAAACGTCCACAATTCATCTGCTCACCAGACTCATGTAGGAAAACAGTTTCAATCACAATTCCTTCATTGTGCTCATAAGTGTGTTGGTTAATAAAAATGCCATTGTTGTTCAAAGCATCTACTACAGCCTCAACACAACCCGCCAAATCAACATATCTGCTCTTGAAATGAGGGTTGTTGGATTTCTTTAATGCTGGTCCAAATTCCTTTTGGGCTTTCACCAATGCTGTTGCAATATTTTTCATATCATTTCCTTTTGAATGTCTAACAATTCAGCGCGTAAAGAAGTAATTTCTTGCTCCTTTTGCTCTAACTCAAAACATAGGGTTTGTACTGTAGACCCTAAATAACCGTAGCAATAACCCAATTCTGCTAAACGGTCATGTTGGTGTTTTTCCAATGAGACTTTTAAATCTTTGAAAATTTGCTCTGCTCTGGTCATTTATGCTCTCCAAAAAAATATATCTAACATCAACACAATCACACCTACCAAAGCGACAACACGAATTACTTTGTCGGCCTTGGTCAGGCGTGGCACTTGAATCTCTATAGACGCACCATATTCAGGTGTCTTAGGAAAAGCCTCATTTAATGTTCTTGGGTATCTGTACATGGAATGCTCCTTAAATCGCCCGTGACGGTCAGGGCTTGATTGATAACATACAAAGGATGGGGAATGCCAACTCTCAACTGGTCAAGTATCAAGTTGGCGTGTTCTCTGGTCATGCTAATAAATATTGCTCAGCTTGGGTCTTGAGACGGTTGCCGTCACCAAACCAAGCATTGTTGATGCGATTGTCAACATTGTTACCGCGCTGATGATCGATATGCTCTGAAACAGCATTCAGCAAGCCCCATTTCGTGCCCTTAGCACCCTTTAAGTCTGCGCCCATACCCGCGCCTTCAAATAACTCTAAAACCTTGCTATAGCCCCTAGTTTGGCTCAGCTTTACATCCTTGTCGGACACAGGGAACATTTTGGCCAAAAACTGGTCTACATACTTGCCATTGACTTTAGCTCTTGCCAAAGCACGATAGTTGTCCATCATTCCATCGAAACCGCCTACCACTAGGCCAAGTTTGTCGCGCATCAGGGATGCATCAAATTTTGAGCCGTGAGTAAGGGATATTCTCGATGGTGATACTTCGCTATCAGCCGCACTCAAAGTATTGTTACAAACTACACGAATACTGCTGAATTGTCCGATGGTCGCTGTGCTACCGTCAAAAGATGTAGACAAGAGCAAATAACCCTTGATCGCATCATCGTTCAGTACGCAGGCCTCTTTGTTGACGTTAGCCAATGCCCAAATACGCTTACCGCCTTTGATTGCGCCTGCAACCTCAAGGCTGAACCCTGCGCTTTGTACCAACGTGTTGAAAAAATCCAATACGTCAGCAGGCTGGTGAATCTGATAACGGTTTGTTGTAACACCCAAACTAGCACCCGTGTCAGAGCGATAAATGACGTTTTTTCCAGGACAACGGATTGGCAAAGCCTCATTCTGTGGAAGATACAACACAGGCGCAATATTGGCTTGCCAATCTAATCCTGCTTCTTTTCTCCAAACCTCAATAGGCGCATCCTTGGTCAGCTCTTGTCCCAGACCGTGCCAAGGTTTCTCTCCTACATAAGCAATTTCAGCTTTGTTGGTGATTGCGTTGTTTTCAATTAAGTGAGCCATGATAATTTCCTTTATAAAAGACCCGTGAGGGCTAAGTTGTTTAAGACCCCTCGCGGGGTTTCGGCCATTCAGGCCTCATCAGTTAAACTTTGTATTTTTTAATAAATGTTTGAAGTTTGCGAACCTCAACACGTGCCCACTTTTGTTGTTTTGTGCCATTCTCACCGCGTAAATCTTCTGCATTCCAATGTGACTCATTAGGATTAGTAAATAAATCTAAAACGTATTCAGCCTCGTAAACAATCTCGTTGTCTGTGTAATCTTCAACTTTCTTTTTGTCATCATTAGAAATGTTGTCTAATGTGTAAGCCAACTCGTCAATTTTTAATGCTGATTTAATAATTGCTCTCATGGTTAATTCCTTACTTGACTAAAAATTTTTGGTTTTCTACTGTGTCATCAACTGCGTGAACGCGATAATTGCTAACAAGAAGTGGATTGTTGTTTGCCATATCAATTAACAAATCACACAAAACATCAGCTTCATTTAGGGTATTGAAGTGAGTTATGGTTTCCCAGTTTTCGTAAGGTAATTTTTGAACCAAATAAATCTTGTTCATATTCAATCCTTACTTAGTTAATGATTTGTTGAGTTTTTGTGAGGGTGCTTTACCAGCTGGTTGTGCGTAGCAATCCAACTTGTTGTCTAAATAAATGGCGTATGACCACAATTTAAATTCTGTGACAATTCTCCATACACGCTTGTGGAAATCGTCTTGGTTCTTAACATTGATGTTAACAACAACTTTGTTTGTGCTTGTGTCTAATACTGTACAAATCATTTTGCTTCTTTCTTAAAAGACCCTTTGCGAGATTGCTAGGGCAAGTCTTAATTATAAGCCCGCTTATAAAATAAAGTAAAGATGCTCAGGATAATTCCCCTCTATTTCAGGGGGTTATAATCTATCTTATAATGATGTTATGGATAAAAACACAGCAATTAGCTTGGCGGGTACACAAACAGCTCTGGCTCAAATATTGGGGATATCCCAGGCCGCAATAAGCCAATGGGGTAAGACCCTACCAAAAAGTCGGGTATGGCAATTAATGATTTTGAAACCTGAGTGGTTTAAGGCATAATCATCGTGTTGTTGTGGAAAGCAACCTAGGCCGTTCAAGAAAGTATCTTGCCCTGTTTAATTACGGGGTTTCCACCAAGGTACTTTACTTGAACGGCTTTTTTGTTTTCTGCTTCAATCGTTCTCCACACGATAGCAGAGGGTCTGAATGGACTGCTTGGAAGAAAACACCGCACTCTGAGACACCCCAGAGACAAA